GGCCACAGTGTCCACATCACACAAGAACGCGGCAACCCAGAGACCGCCAAGATCGACGGGGTCGGGTTTGAACCTTCCTATACGGACACGAGAAGGGCATGGATACGTAGCTACAACAAGGAAACCGGATTCGTAATGCCGACCAACAAGGCGAAGGTCGACTACACGGTCATCCCGACGATCCATCCGGCGTACGTGTCTAGAAAGGCCACGGACGACTCTAAAGATTCGCCATTCCGACAGTTCTCTGCGGACATCAGGTTCGCGATCAAAGTGTACGAACGCTACATGCTCGAGGCCCACGGCACAGCATTGTCGGGCAACTCGGATGCGGAGGTACTGAACGATGACTCTGAAGACAATGAAAAAGAAGCTGGAGGTTGAGCAAGTGCCTGAGGTCCTTAGGTTCGTCAATGCACAGGGTGAGCTGTACGCGTTTATCAAGCACCACCAGCGAACGATCGACCAGTACGCCGAAATAGTGGAGCGGTACAACGACGCGCTAGAAGCTGCTGACAAAGCACTTCGTGCCCATTGCGACGATGCCATGGCAGGCATCAGTTGTGGACCGTTTGAGTTCAAACATTTCGCCACCAAGTACAACGGCGATGCCCTTCTGAACGAACTGGGCAACAACGATGCTGAGTTCCAGCGATTGGGCGGTGTCATCAAGACGGTCAGGATCAACGAGGTGGACGCCCGCATGATGGAGTCGTTGATCGACCGGGGGGCCGTACCGGTCGCGCTACAACGAACATTCGTCAAAAGATCGGCCAACTACGACAAACCCAAGAAGATGGCGGTGCTGCCGTGACGGCCAATCGACACACTTTGAAAGACGGTGTGGCGCGGTCCGACTTCTTTCAAGGACCTGATCCGGCTGGACTGATCATGAAGAACGGGGCGGCCGCCATCAGTGTGTCGGCCGGTCATGCTACCGATTACGGCCAGACCAAATGCACCGTCACGATCACGCTAGCGTGCGACCAAGAAGCAGACAAACTGGAACAAGCATTCCGTGCGGCGTTTGCCGCCGCCAACTCCATGGCTATTGACGGGATGAACCAGTTGCTGCAGGGTGGTGAGCTCTTCTCTACATCTGGAGGTCCTGATGGTTCGAGGACAGGTTCGCGCTGATGGGATCGTGGTAGCGGGACTCCAAGTAGATCTAACCAAGCTGCCCAACGTATTCACGGCAGAGGCCAAGTTGGTCAATTCCACTAGTGGCCAGACGGTCGCCACCATCATGATTGGCGGATGGACCCCAGAGGTCCTGACAAAACTTCGAGAACTGATCGACGTGATGGAGCAGTCGATCGGACGCGAAGTGTTCGCCGACAGCCACACACAAGACGGACAGCCGCCTGAACAGCGCAACATCTCCAACCAGGGGATGACCGGACTCGGTGAATTCCTGGGTGGTGAAGACGCTCCACCCGTCTGAGTGCGGGTTGGGGGCGCTGAGCGCCCCCAACCGTTTCTTCATACACTCTAGAATAGGAGACTGACGGATGGATGCTGAACAACAGCTGATCAGCCGGATCATCAGGACAGGCAACATAACGGAAGTGTTGGAATGGGGCATCACGGTCAACGACTTCAAAAGCGATTGGGGGGTGGGGGCATTCAACCAACTGTACGGTTTCTACACGCACCCGGGTTCGAGAGGTGCGATCATGGGGGTGCAGGCATTCAGAGAGAAGATGCCCACCTTCGTCGAGTGTGACGACCCCGGCATGACCACGCCATCACTGTGCATGATGGTCAGGTGTCACAGGTTGGCCGTGGACTCAAGGATATCGGCCGAGGCCATGATGCACGCGGCCGAAGCAGGAGATCCTGAGGCCGCACTATCCAGACATCAACAAGAAATCCAAACACTGCTGGAACTAGGAGCATCCGGTAGCAGAGATGTCAGATTCTCTGATGCCATGCCACGACTTTGGCAGCAGTACGAGGTGGCCAAAAACGGTGGCGCGTTCTACCCGATATCGTATCCTTGGCCGGCATTGAATGACGAGACCTTGGGGATCGCTCCTGACGATTACATCGTGTTCTACGGAAGGCCCAAATCCGGCAAGTCGTGGATATTGGCCTACATGATCGCCAATCTGTACGAACAGGAGATCTGCGGGCAGCCTCTACGCATTCTCGTTTACACAAAGGAGATGGGCCCGGACAACATCTTCAAGCGGATAGCCGCCTGCATCGCACGTGTGCAGTATCGAGCCCTAAGGCACGGCAAACTGGAGCGATACGACGAACTGGCCTTTCAAGACGTGCTGCTGCAATCACAGAAGGAATTCAACAAAGACCGGTTGATCTGCCTTCGAGGCAATCTTCATAGCTCTCAGGATGGAACGGGTACGGATACGCCCGCTTGGATTCGCAGCAAAGTCCAGAAGTACAAGCCCAACATAGTGTTTATCGACGGGGCCTACCTGCTCAACACATCCAAGTCCTACCAGAAGGACAACTCCAGAGTGCAGGCGATCAGCAGGGAACTGCGAATGATCTCGCTGGACCTGTGCGTTCCCATCGTCATTACGTTTCAGGCCACTCGTTCGGCCGCTAAACACAATGCTGCCGAACTGGACGAGATCGCTTTCTCTGATGCGGTCAGTCAAGATACGACCGCCGCGTTCCGCGTCATCAACGAAAACACCAAACGGTTGGTGAACGGTCGGGAGGTCAACACTTTGCTGCTGGGCACGGCAGGAGCGCGTGAGTGGTCGCTGGATGGCATCCGAATCGTTGGTGAGCCGGCCGACGATTTCAGCTTTGTCGAGACCGTGACGGTCGCCGAAATGCTGAAGGCCAAAGAGTTGGATTCAGACGAGAAAGAGGCGAAACCAAAACGTCAGCCCGTAAACAACAGCGGCAATGAAACGAACGTACGGGCACGTGCGGTCAGTGAAATGCACAAGCAGGTGGTCGACCAACAGATTGCAGCAACGTTCGGAGGGATCAAACCGAAACGGGTACCGAAAAACAAACAAACGATACAGTGATGTCATGAGTGACTACGAGACCGTCTACGCAATAGCCAGACAGTACCTACGCAAGGTCAAACGGTCGGGCCCGGACAACATCATGGCGTCCTGTCCCTTCCACATGTCCAACGATCCGCAAGGATCGACAACCTTCTCGATGTCATTGTCCAAGGGCATCTACTTCTGTTTCTCGTGCAACGCGTCCGGCAATCTTGGTCGTTTTCTACGGGACATAGGGGTCGCGCCATACGAAATCAAACTGCAGTACGACGCCCTAGTCGAACGACTGCGTCTTGCAGCACCCCCCGCCAAGGACATCAAAAACTTCGACCCTAAGGCTGGCGAACGACTACCTGAAAACCTACTTGGCATTTTCGACTACTGCCCGACCAGACTGCGCGACGTCGGATTCAAAGAAGCTACCTTGCGGCATTTCGACATCGGGTTCGATTTCTACCACAACATGATGACGTTCCCGCTCCGAGATGTTGATGGCCGTCTAGTGGGAATCAGCGGAAGGAGGATGGAAGGGACTGGTCCTCGATACAAGATCTACACGAATGAGTACAAGACCTGGGGGCTGCCCGCACGAAAGGAACCGAGTAGAGGGGCACTGCTGTGGAACATTCATCGGGCCGGGCCTGAATGCGTACTGGCAAATAAGCCCATCATCTTGGTAGAGGGATTCAAGGCCTGCATGTGGGTCTGGCAATCGGGCCTGACCAACGTGGCGGCACTGATGACCAACCGGATCAACATCGAACAGAAATGGATCCTCGAGCAGTTGGGCGTGCCCGTCATACTGATGCTAGATGGCGATCTAGCTGGACGAACCGGTACGTTGAGTAGTGGCAGAATCCTACAGAAATCGCTTTTTGTGAAGGTGGTCAGACCACCAGAAGACGAACAACCAGACGACCTGTTAGAAGAAGAGGTGCATCACGCAATAGAGAAGGCGGTCCTTTTCCAAATGTGGTCACCAAAACAACCCGGGAGAGAAAAATGGAACGAAGACCGACAGTGGGGTCACACGCATCCCTGACACAACGAGGCGGGGTACAACGCAAATCGATGTCGAAGAAACACAACACGGGACCTAGGCCCGTGTGGGTGGACAAGTACGTGCCGACCGAAAACCACCTACGTCCTGATGTCGTCCGAATCATGGACGCCAACTACACGACCGAAATACCGGCGGAAAACAACGAGACGCTCGTGAAGGTGTCGTTTCCGTGGTGGAGCTGGACCGAGCACCGAGACAACAACCACGAGAAATCGTCGGTGTGTAGTGCGGGCCCATGGAGTGGCAGCAAGAAGAAGGCACAGCCGTGTCGTGGATGCGAACTGTTCTTCGGACTGATGCACCGAGACGAGAAGGGCAAGACCGTGTTCGGCCCGATGAGCAAACGCAACATGTTCTCGTTCAGCATCATCCACTACTTCCCCTATCACCGGATCGAACAACTGGACGATGACGGGGCGGTCAAAAAGAACAACCAGGGCGAGCCGTTCTACACGTGGGTCAGATGCGAACTGGATGGTTGTCCGCACTGCGCGGCCGGAAAGCTAACGCTGCCCGCTCGCAAGCTGCACTGGGACATGGGGATCAGCCACCACAACACCTTGTTGAAAAAGGACGAGGCCCTTCGATTGTGCTGCAAGAGTTGTAAAACGCGCAACAGCCTGACGTGGGATGCGTTCGTGTGCGCGAACGAAGATTGTGAGCATCCGTTCTTCCGACATGGCGAAACACGCATCAAGGAAGACGAGATCATGAAGACGGTGAGCGACAGGATGTTGTGTCCGGTCTGCGGTGGTTACGACTTCCCCAGGCAATACAACAAGTGTATGAAGTGTGGGGACAACCCCGAACCCGCCACACTGTTCGACGTCGTACTACACGTCCACAGGGAAACGATGGACGGCAAGGTCGGGACCGAATTGAAGATCGACGATTGGGAAGAGGGCTACGACGGCATCTTCGTGCCACCCGAGATCGCCGCTTACAACCAGAACATGGCCGACAACTTCCGGGTGCCTATGGATCTACCCAAATTGATTCAGCCGACCGACTTGACCACACAGAACCGTCTGTTTGGTGCTGGCGGGCCGGGTGCGCCCGATTGGAAGGGACCGGCTGCGGTTGGTGATGGCGCGCGACATCCAGCCGCGTCCGAGTACAACCGGGGCGGCGGTCAGTAGTCCATTTGGTGGTGGGCTGGCCGTCCCCAGCCCACCACCCACACCCTGGAGTTGCCATGCCCAAATGGAACATCGAACTGCCTAACGCCTGTTGGCTGGACCCTGATAGACCGGCCGAACTGCAGGCCATCATCCAACTGGTCGAAGAACTAAAGACAACCGCACTGGTGGCGATCGACACGGAAACGACCGGTCTGAACAAGATGCAGGACCTACCGCTATTCTGGTCACTCGCCTGGGAGGATGCGGACCAACGACAACGTCGCGTCTGCATGCCGTCCAACTCCCTACGGTACTTCGTCGATCTGTTCGAAGACCCGTACCGCCAATGGATCTTCGCCAACGCCAAATACGACTGCGCCATCTTGGCTAACGTAGGGATGCACGTGAAGGGCGAGCTTTTGGACGTCATCGTCATGCACTCCATGCTGTACGAAGACATGCCGCATGATCTCAAAAGCATGGCCGAACACGTACTAGGCTACCGGTGGAACGATTTCAAAGACACGTTTCGGTTCAACAAAGCAGGCAAGTTGACACAGAACTCCACCACCGAGGAGGTGGCGGCTGGCGGAAGCTTCAGGACCGTGCAGGATGCGATCCTGTGGTGTCACCGAAATGACTTGGCCAAACTGATCGAGTACTCGACCAATGACGCGTGGGGCACGTACGCCATCTACAAGAACCTGTTCAAGCAACTGTGTGAAACGCCCACCGAATCGTGCATGCAGCCGACACCCGAGTGGATCGTCAAAGAGTTCGAGACGGTGGCGGACCTGTACTTCCGAGTCGAACTTCCGTTCACGCGCGTGCTATTCGAGTGCGAGCGAGAAGGCGTGATGATCGATCAGGAGTACCTACGATCGCTTGATCGTCCGATGAACGATGACATGGACGCGCTGGCCAGGGAGGTCACGCACGTGACCGACAAGGCCGGCTCCCCCATCATGAACATCAACTCGAACAAAGAACTGCAGCACTACCTGTTCGACGTGATGAAGTATCCGATCCGAAAGATGACGAATGGTGGAAAGGCTGGTTTGCGGTCACCTGCGGTGGACAAGACCGTGCTGGAACGACTGGAAGAGGAACACCCGGAGGACGCAGTGCTGTCGTTGAAGAGTCAATACGGCAAAATCAAAAAGCTGAACGGCACCTACGTGGTCGGTATGTTGGAACAGGTACAACCAACCGGTCGCGTACACACAAACTACAACCAGCACGTTGCTGTGTGTATGCCTGCTGGGGAACTGGTGTTAACCAACCGCGGATACATCTCCGTAGAAACAGTACGCACGGGCGACATGGTCATAACACACACCGGCAGTACCAAACCAGTGGTGGAAACATCTAGACGTCCAGCAGAACCCATATACAAGGTCACGCTGTCCAACGGGCTGACGTTGCGCACCAACGGAGAACACCAGTATCGAACTGTGGATACTTGGACAAAAGCTACTGACCTTCAAATAGGCCAAGAAGTCACCGTATACTCGGAACCAGAAGTTTGGAGTCAGGTACCTAAATGGAGCGACTTTGAGGTATCTTCTTGGGGGCGAGTACGCAACAAGAAAACTGGCCGTTCTCTTGCACAAAAACCCAAAGGGAGATGGGGACATCTCAAAGTGTGCTTGTACCGAAACGGATCTCAGATAAGAGGAGAAGATCGAAAAGACATCCCAGTACATCGACTAGTGTTGGAAACGTTCGGGCGTTGGGAACCCGGAAAGGAAACTAGACACTTGAACGGTATAGCTTGGGACAACACGCTACAAAATCTGCAATGCGGCACACTTGCAGAAAACAGACAAGATGCGATGCGCCACGGCACGATGAGTAAAAGAAGATCTGGCGAATCAGTGCTGCGCGAAAAGGATGTGGTGCGCATCCGACGTCTAGGAAGACCCAGACAACCACCCAGCTGCACTGCTAAACTATCCTACGCTACAGCACAAAAGATTCGTAACGACTTTGCTACAGGTGTAGGCAAAACAGCGCTAGCAAGACAGCACAGTGTTTCATTCCAATCAATAGACAACATCATCAAGGACAGAACGTGGGCTACTCCGACTGGCTGCACACCTACTGCAACGGAACTGGCCAACGAATACGGCGTGTCCCCCGGAATTATTCGAGATGTTTGGGCATACCGAAGATGGCAAGACGAAGATCACATTGAGGGTAAGTATGCGTCTTTCCACAGTAGTCGTGTGGTTTCTGTTGATGCAGAATTGCCGGAAGAAACGTACGGAATGCTGGTTGCCGATGACCATTCACACGTTACTGGTGGGATCGTCACGCACAACACTGGGCGCCTTTCGAGCAGTGAGCCGAACATGCAAAACCTCCCCCGTCCCGACGAAGACAAGGAGGCCGACCGTTATAACATTCGTCGAGCGTTCATCGCACCACCAGGAAAGTCACTAATAGTAGGCGACTTCGAGCAGTTGGAAATGCGACTTCTCGCCATCATGGCGGGTGAACAAGACATGCTCGACATCTTCCTGCGGGGTCACGACATCCACATGGGCAACGCCTCGCTCGTGTTCGACCTTCCGTACGACGACATCAAGCGGGCCAAGAAGATGAAGGAAGAGGAGTGGGCCGCCCTGTCGAAAGATCAGGCCGACTACTTTCGACACTGCCTTCGCGCCCGACAAGATGCCAAGACGGTCGGCTTCGGCTTAAATTACGGTATGCAGAAGTGGACGCTGGCCAAACGGCTGGGCTGCACACCCGACGAAGCACAGGCAAAGATCGACGCCTACATGACCCGCTACCCAGCGGTCAAACACTACTTCAACACGGCCATCAAAACGGCACAGGAGACGGGATTCAGTTTTACCGTGCTGGGTCGACGCCGTTATCTTCCAGACATCGATGCGGTCGGAAAAGAAGACCGGGCCAGAGCGGAACGGCAGGCGTCCAACCTGCCGATCCAAGGTAGCGCGGCCGATGTCGTGAAGGTCGCGATGATCCGTTGTCACGACGCCCAACTGAAACGACGGTTCGGCTGCATCATGATGTTGCAGGTGCACGACGAACTGGTGTTTGAGTGCCCGAACGAAACGGTCGAGAAGGCGGCGGAGGTCGCGAAGGAATGCATGGAGCACGCGTTTCCCGAGGACTTCGCCATTCCGCTCAGCATCTCGCTGGGCATTGCCGACAATTGGTCGTCGGCCAAGTAAAGAAGGTAACGATGAACATCGAAGAACTGCACAGAAGCGTGGCAGAAGAGATGGGCGTGACGTCACTCGACCACATCCAACAGGTGACCGACACGTTTGAGTTGGCCATCCTGCAGGGACTGGTGGCCGGTCAACGAATCGAACTCGAGCACTTGGGCGAGTTGGACGTGGTGGACGGGAAAGTGCGGTTCCAGCCGTCCGAGTTTTTGGAGCAGGCCATTCAGTTGCAACATGTAGGCAAAGAAGTGCCGTCCGACACGGCCGGCTAACCGGCGCAATCACAAATGGTGTCGTTACGACCGACACCATTTGTATTTTCAACCAACAGATAGGAAAACAATGACGACTGAAAACGAAACGATCACGAAACCGCATCCGCTGGGATATGACCGAGAAGGGCGGACAATGCGGTCGTCTGTACGACACGGCCAAACAACACAACGACGGCACCCCAGTCCTGCAACTCAAGTGGTTGGCTAGTGTGGTGGAGGTGTTGCGCGGCATGCAAAGACAATAACGTCAGATTGGCTGACGTTATTGTTGAAGGGTGTAGGATTTCCTTACACCCTTCAACCAACCTAAGGAGAACCGATATGGAAAAGTTTGGTGTCGATGAAAGTCGAAACGACGAACAGTTGGAAAAACAGGCGTCCGACAAGTGCCCGGTGTGCGGCGGCAAGGTCATCAGGCACGGCAACGTGTTGATGTGCGAGAACTGCGGGACCGCCCCGTTCGAGCAAGCAAAGGAGTAGCTGATGGCAAAACGCGAACCGCAAGCCAACGAATACAAGGACCTGGCTGACCGACGTCGCACACTTGCCGCGTTGATCAGCAAGTCCAACGAGGACGCGGGCCACACCGTCATGACAACGGCCGACCACGTGCCCGAGACGTTCAACCTTCGACGGCCCAGCGGGATCATGCAGTTCGACCTGGACATTGGTGGTGGGTTTCCAGCCGGCTGCCAGGTCAAGATCTCCGGGCCGGAGGGCGTGGGCAAGACCATGCTGCTCAACTACTTCTACGCCATGCACCAGAAGATCTACGGGAACGAGTCGTTCATCTCCCACTACGTGACGGAGAGCTACCCGGACCTGTGGTTCATGCGGAAGTGCGGCGTGCAAGTGCGCATCCCCGACAAGATGATCGAGGATCGTGAACGCGAACGCACAACCAGGGGCATGCCCAAGTTCACCAAAGAAGAGCGCGCCTGGTTCAAACACCAGGTTGGCGAGATAGTGGTGTGCGGGGGCATGCCGGGTGAGCAACTGTTGGGCAACGTGATCGAACAGACCAAGAAGAATCTGTTCGGCATCATCGGGATCGATTCGATCACACGGGTGGCGCCTGAAGCCGAGCTCGCCAAAGACCTGGATGATGATGCGAAGATCGCGGCCAAAGCCGCCATGAAGAACCGGTTCTTCGATCAGTACCACAATCTCGTGTGCAACCTGGACTACCCGAACTACACCACCCTGTTGATGCTCGGACAGGCCCGCGCCAACATGGGTGGGGGCCAGTGGGACCGCAAATGGAAACCGGCCGAAGACTGGTCGGGACGGCACGGCTACCAAATCAGCGTGTTGGTCTACGACGGACAGAACATCGCCAAAGAGAAATCTGGCAAGCGGGTGATAGTAGGCAAGCGGCTGTGTTGGGATGTTGAGAAGGGAAAGGCCGGCACCCACGACAACATCCGTGGCGAAATCGAACAGTACTACACGCCTCCAGGAGACTTCGCCATCTCGCCAATCGATCTGGTCAAGTCGATCATCGCGCCAGGCTTCCAACACGCGATCTTTCGAGAGAGCCGTGGCGTGATCGGCATCTACAAGGCCAACAGCGATGAACTATGGGACAAGGGCGTGTCTGGCACGGACGCGCTGGTCGAACGGATGCGGGGCGACACCAAGTTTGAAATGGCCGTACGCCATGAGATCTTGGCGGCCGCCGGTGCACCATGCCCATACAAGCTATAACGACCGAATTCGCACCCGATGGCGGTACGTGTGGTGCGTGTGGAACGACCAACTGCTCGACCACACGCATCACCTCAGGCACGTCGGTTTCTCAGTGGTTGTGCCGCCGCTGTGAGATCGACGGTGTCGCGTACATTCTGGCGCCCATCCGTCGACAACCAGTCACCAGACAGATGAAGAGGGTGTCGGACAGGCAAGAGAAGAAGATCGCCCGAGCGATAAAAGGCCAACGACAAAAGGCGTCTGGCTCTATGGCCCACGCCAAAGGAGATGTTCGCAAACACGGGATCCTTCGGGTGGAAGCCAAATACACGAAGGCCAATTCTTACACGGTCAAGTACGACGATCTGGTGAAAATCAGATCGGAGTGCGTGAGCACGGAGGAACCGGCCTTCCAAATCACATTCATGGACAAGACCCTGCGGCCACGGGACGAGTGGGTGCTCATCCCGTTCGCGGTGTGGAGGAGGTGGCATGACGCTTCTACGAATCGCTGATCTGGAGACCGACGGGGTCCACCAGATGATCGCCCTGGCCCAAGAGATCTCCACCATGTACGGACAGTGGAGAGGTCGAGAACAACACGAACGGCCGGCCGGCATCCACGCGTCCGAGATATCGAACTGCGGCAGGCGCGCCGTCTACACGATGAAAGGGGTGCCCAAATTGGACAAACCCGACACCATGTGGCTGCAGAAGTTTCGACACGGCCACTGGGTTCATTCCGGTCTCCAACGTGATATGCACGATTGGACGGACAGCCTGGGCGGTCAGCTCCGCTTCCAAGACGAAGTGCCAATCAACCCGTACAACAGCGACATCGCCAGACAGTTCAACATCTACTCGAGCTGTGATGGCATCTTCACCATCAAGGTGAAGGATCAGTCGGACCGATGGGTCGATGCCGTACGGGTCGGTCTGGAGATCAAAACGGCTTCACCGGCCGAGTACGAGAAGTTGACCGGTCCAAAGAACGAACACATCGAACAGGTCCACACCTACATGGCGTGTCTAGATGTGCCGTGCTTTTGGTTGCTCTACTACAACAAGGGCAACGAAAACACCACGCCCAGTCGCGGTCAGTTCTTCGTGCCGTTCCAACACGGCGTATGGAACCAACTGGCCGACCGTTTCAACCACTGGCACGACCTATTAGAGATGGAGGGTGACGTCCTGCCCGATCGAGAGGTAGGGATCTGGTGCGAGTGGTGCGCCTACAGGTGGACCTGCCAGCCGGTTGGTGTACGCAACCGACAACCCAAATCGCTTCCTCCCTCCACCATAGCGACAAGGAAGCGGTACGGAAGGAAGGTGGATGGTGTCTGAAGTCAGAAACCCAACACATGGGGGCCTCAAGCTCGATGCAACCGCCACGGTGTCAACCTCCGAATACGAGCATGTGATTGCGAAGTGGAATGAAGCGGAAGCATGGGCCCATCAACAGGTTGACGAACGTCTGGGCCCTAGAGAGCAACGACCAAAGCCGCTATCGGGTCGAGAACTCATGACGATCGGACCGACCGACTACTCCGACGTCTACACGATCAGGTTGAACTGGTGCAACGAAGTTCGCCGACACCTGACTGACGTGAAGGTGACGTTCAAACGTCATGAATACGCAGAGGCTGAGTTGGAGCGCAAGATCAAACACACCAACCGCAGCCTCAACCCCACCAAACTGAGCGTCGAGGAACTGAAGGAACGGGTCGGCATACAACCACACCACGAACAAATTGAACTTGGCAAGGCCAAGTACGAATGGCTGAAACTGCTGCTGGAACAGGAGTACGAGGAAGCGGAGCAAAACCTAAAGGCCGTCAGCCGCCAGGTTGAAGTCCGGAAGGAAGAGTTCTCGGGTGAACGCCGAGACGGCAACATGCCGGCCAACATGAGGCGGTATGCCAGATGATCACGTTCCACCTGCCATTCCTACCCCCAACGGAGAACCACGCGTACGAAAACGTCCCGACGGTCCGGCGCGGCGGCAAGATCGTTGGAGGGGGGAGACGCCTGTCGGAAGCCGGCAGAACGTTCAAACTGGAGGTCACCAACCACCTGGCCCGCCACCACATTGACGAACTGCAGTTCTTCAAAGAAAAGGCCAACACGCCTTTCATTGTTTGGTGTATTTTCTATTTCGAGGAGCTGATAAACAAAGGCTACCCGAATAAAACAAACACAAAGTACAAGATAGTGGACGGGCACAACAGAACCAAGCTACTGTTCGATTCCATAGCGGAATTGACGGGTCGGGACGACTCCCAGTATTTCGACGTCATAGTCAGTAAACGGGAAGGAACACCGAAAACAGAAGTGACGTTCTGGGATGCGCAACAAGAAGAGATCGTACTGGTGCTGGGTAACACAAAAGATAGGAGGGGGTGATGTTCGACTGGAGTCGGGCAAATGAAACCGAACTGTTGCAAACCTGCCGGGAAGCTGGCATCAATGTGCGGCCTGGACTGCCGAACGAACGGCTGGCCAAACTGCTGACCGGCGAGGAGGAGGCGGTCGAAGAGGACGCCAACCCGATTGACTCGTGGCGGAACGCCCTGATGGACTTCCTACTCGACTACTGGATGATGGCGCGCGGTCAGATCGACTGCCCGGCCAAAGAACTGGAGTGTTGGACCGAACGACCCACCACCCAGCAGGTTGGTGTCGACTACGGACCAAGACGCAAACCCGGGCTTCCGCCCGGTAGAATAGCCTGCCGGACCTGCACGGACGCACAGGTCATGTGCTGCATCATTCAGAACGCGCCCAACCAACACTTGATTGAACAACGCAGGAGAAACAAATGAGCTCAAGAATTCTCGAAATCGCAACCGCACCCCGTGGAGTACCCGAACTGTGTCAGCACAGCAACTACGAGCTGTTGAAGTTTGCCGAATCGATCGGAATGCTGCCGGACGAACAAGTACACGCGGCATTTCAACGGCTGCCCCGAACCGAACGGGCCGAACAGGTGGTCGCCGCCCTCAAGGCCTACGACGCCAAGAACGGTGGGGCACCGGCACAAGCCGCACCCACCACGCCAGAACCTGCTGCTCCACAATCCCCCGCACAAGCAGCCGCCCCCACCCAACCGACCACCACACCGGCGGTTTCTGGCCGAAAGCCCCGTAACTCCGCGGCCAGTCAGACGCCCGCAACTGGATCGACACCGCCGGCCCAACAGGTCGACCCACAAGCACTCGGAATGATCGCGGCGCTTCGTGATGACCTGCAGGTCGTAAAAGCGAATGTCGAAGGGATGGGCAAGAACATGCTCGATCTTCTTCGCTACGGCGAACAACAGACCACCGTCAACCAAAAGCTCGACGCCATCGTGTGGATGCTCGGGCAGATTGGCGAGTCCGTCATCGGTGGGGCGGAAGCCCCCCAGTTCATCGATGACGCGTTCAAATCATCGGGAAAAGCCTAGTCGCCTGTTGGGATGGGTGCCGGCCGCCACGTCCGGATGAGATCGTGCAGGTTGGTCTGGACATCCGGGCCAGCCTGCGGGCGGCAGGCCTGCCCGTTCCAGAAGGCGATGATCAAGAGGTAGCTAGGTATGCGGAACGATTCGCGTTCCCGTAGCAGACCGACCCGTTAGGTCAAATCCCGCTCGAAAACAAGCGCGTAGTTGCGCGAAGCGTTGGGTGCGTTGGTCGGGATGTAGCAGCCATACGGTAGGCCGACCGCCGGTGCCGTGACGGTTCCGGGGGTCGTGCCGCCGTGGCTGTGGGGGTCTTGCGTGTGGTTGTGGGTCACTTGCACGTGGGTGTGGGCCGAACCGGCAGCGGTCGCGGCTCCATGGTCGTGCGCCGCCTGTGTGGCGGTCGGCAACACCCTGAACTTGACCGTGTAGGTGTGGGCGGCGTTCGGTACGGTGGTCGGCACGACCGTACCGGTCGTAAGATCCGAACTGACGATGACGGCCACAACACCATCTTCGCCAAGACTGTCGATGCTGCTGGGCGTGCAGCAAAGACTGAACCCGTTGCCAACCTGCAGGTCGGTCGTGACAGTCGGATCCACGTTGGAGGCGAAGTGCGTGATGGTGGCGAACGCCTTGGTGCCCTGCACCGTAAAGGCGCCGTTTGAGTTGATCGTTTCGATCAGAACGTTGCCCGCGTAGTCCGTGCCCGTCACTGTATAGACGGTAGCGGCACCGGCACCACCTCGAGCGATCTGCACGGTACGGGGGGGCGTGCAGATGATCAATTGCTCGGCCCCGCTGATCGCGTGGTCGATGGCCGCACCTGCTGCAAACTGCGCGTGGTAGTTGCCACCCGGCGCTTTGAGCGTGTGGGCCTGTTGTTTGTAGCTACTGGCACATGTGATGATGGGGGTGGCGCTCGAGATCACGTGCGTGTGGGCCGACTCCGTGTTGTTGGTCGCGATGGTCGTCTGGTTGGTGGCGGTCGCCACCACACCAGCACCACCAACGGCCACGCCACTTTCCAGCTCCACCCAGATGGCGGGCGTGCCGTTGCGAACCTTGACCTTGCTGCACAACCCAAGTTTGGCGCCCGACCCTACCGTGATGGACAGGGCAGACATGCCAGCGGTTGTTGGGGGAAGGACCACCGACGTGATGGTAGCGAACGCGCCATTGCCGTTGACCGTCGCGGTTGCAGCTGGAACCGTGTAGCTCTCGCTCTTGGCAAGACCGTCAATATCGGTGCCGTGCACCACTACCGAACCCGCACCCACGCCCGTGACCGTGCAGGCCACGTCGATGGATCGTGCGTGCGGCAGGGTCGCGTGCGTGAAGGTCGAGACCGTCTTGGCCACGGTAGTGGCGGACGTTGCGCCCAGCACGTAGGTGGCGTTGGCGGCCAACGGGGTGGTCCACTCTTGAACGGCCATCACACCGGTGCCGCCGTTGCCAGGGGTCTCCAAGTTGACGAACGCTTCATCAGCGTCGTTACGAAGATCCCAGATTTCGCCCTGCCAACCGCCCGGCTTGCTAGCCAAATGCGGTACCGCCGGGCCCTTTCCCTTCATCGATTTCGAACTCATTGCGTATCCTCCTGGCGGCACCGCCGCACAAGCTGTTGTCCTATCCTACAGCGTGGTGGCCTGCTATTGGAAGCCCACCAGCCAGAACCGTTTTGTTAGCCATTGATTTTTGGAACACCCGGATGACGGGTCCATTTTAGCGGCCCCTCATAGCTGAACAGGTTGGCCAGTAGCGGGTCGACCAACAAGCAGTCCAATTCCATTTGGGTGACCGCCCCCTCAAGGTCCGCCACATCTACGAATCGCCCGATAGGTCGGAAGGTCTGTGAATAATCGCAGTGCAGTATGTTGTGCCTGAAGCTCAAGGGCTGCCACACGTAGCCGACCCGACAGACGTAGGGGCCGTTTTCTGGGTGGTTGGGGTCGGATGCCAATTTGGTGTGCCACCCGTAGTTGGCGGCCGTGTTGTTGTCTGGATACCGATTGGTCAGCACCCAATCTTTTCCGACCGTACAGACCAGAGGATTGAGCCGTTCGGGCGGGCCAATCCTCTTTGACACGGCAGCGGAATGCTGCTGCATCCTACTGGTCGACGCCATTTGGGCGTCCGCCTGGCTGGTGCAGGGTTCGATCGACATGTCAGCCTGCAGGTGGATGAGGTCGACCATCCGTTCGGTCGGCAATCTACAGTCCAACAGGTCGGCGATCCGTTGGGCATCCATGTGGGAGCAGTTGATTCGAACGAAATCGTCCGGCTCACCGATCTTCAGGCAATCGTTCGCCACCCACAGGGTGAAGGTTCGGCCATCTGGGTGTCGTGCGATCACCGGCTCCCAACAGATCGGCAGGTACTGGCCGGACGCCACCGCCTGGACGATTGCCGCCTGTCTGTCCGGTGAAAACACGGGACCGATGTTGAAACAGAAATCAGTTGCTTTCATCTGCTCTTCGCGCTTGTGGTCGTTGGCATCAGTGGTTTGCTGTTGCTGTCTGTTACTGGAACTGAACTGCTTTCCCCTGTTAGATCGCATCAGCTTTGCTTTCCTTCAAGCCACTGCCTTCAGTCAGGGGTAGTTGACGAATCATCCGGGAGGGGTGTTTCTAAAGCCACCTATCGATTGCGCGTGTCGAAGAATGACATTTGGACCACCCATGGCAGCATACTGTGCCTTTTGGTCTGACGTGAGCAGATAGGTGTAGGCAGTCTGCCAGGAGGCCAACGCCGTAACCTCTGATCCACTCGGGGACACTCCCGGCTGTCGATTGTTCGCAAAAGTCATGTACTCGGCCCCCGCCGCAACGAATGCATCCCAATTATCCTTGCTGGTCGTCATGGTCATCTCCTATGCGGGAACATTGTACATTCCATCACCAACTCCGAACACGCCGACGTTCACGATAGTTGGCGCGCTGTTGGGCAGCTTCAATCCTACGAACACATCGAACACCCGCATGTAGTAGAGCGGGATGCTGGTATCGCTATCGTACAACAGTGTGTATGGACCGGCCGTTCCAACCGATACGGCGCTATCCCCCGCCTCGAACGTCATCGTCAACGTGGCATCTTGCACCGGAAGACTGCCTTCTGGATCAAAGTAGACACACAACCGATAGGTGTAGCCGTTGTTCACGTCTGGATCTGCCAACAGTCCAGCACCCAGCAGTTTGATGTGTAGGTTGGCGGCGTTGACTTCGTAATCCCACTTGTTGATGTTTAGTGTGGTGGTCAGGCGCACATCTACATAAACGTCTGTGTTCGCAGATTCCACATTCACTTCTAAATTTTTGTGCGTGACCGTGCTGTTCCTAAAGCCTAACGTGTCACAGAATCCGTAGCCAATCCCACCCTTCGCCTCCAAGATGGTGGTGGCGTTCTGGTAGTTCAACATCACTTGACCGACATCACTGGATAGCGATATCTGCGCCATATCGGCGCTGAGTTGCATGTAGTTGTGGTTGTTGCTTCTATCCGTTTGGAACAGTAATCCAGCCGACCCAAGAGTCTCTACCGTATCGATCACCACGGTCGGGACCTCGATATACGCGTAGGCACCCAACATCTGTATAGAGGCGGCGCTGCCTGGCATCGTGATGCTGGCATTGTTGCCCGACAACGACAATGCCGCGCGTATTCCTGCCATAGTCAGGTGTGCATCGGTGCCCAACAGGTGCAATAGGGCGTTGTTTCCTTGCAATACGATCGATGAACCGACTCCTGGAAAAAGCAGTGAGGACTCGACGGTTATGTCTTCAGCCATCACGTCGTACATACCGATCGCCCCAACGAACAGCTTGGGCAGGTAAGTGAACCCGTTCGACAAGATGGTGGCGTAAACGGTCGGGGCTGATTGCCCCAACGGATCGACCGTTGCGGACCTGCAGCCAATCCGAAGGGCGGTGTCGGGATGGGGGACGGGCGAGCCACCCACCACCGAACCAAAGATCGACACGACCGACTGGTCGAACTGTTGGATCTGACCGGTCGACATGTTCTCGGTCAACCCCAAGTAGGGCAACCCAGCCATGAAGACGGTCCCGTAGTTGATGGGGGCGGGCAGCGCCAGGTAGCCGGGGTCGTACAGACTGTTGGCGCAGGCCACTTGCAGCTGGCGTTCGGCCGCCCCATCGCTGGTCGAACTGATGGGCGTGTGCCACGTGACCGTCACGGTCGTGGGTGAACCATTGACGTAGCCCCCGTTGGCCTTACCGACTGGCGCAAGGTCGCCGTTTAGTTGGCGCAACGTGCAATGGGTCGCGTCGGTCAACTGGTTGATCACCCAGAACTTCGCCGTTCCATCCGCCGGATCCACCAACTCCAACATGTCCATGCCGGTCGTGATGGCCGTGTAGTTGCCCCCCGAGGTCAGGAAGAAATGGGCGCCCACATCGGTGAGTGTGCAGACCAATTCTGTGTTCCCGCCGACCGTGCCGTACGTGACAGAAGCGTTGCCGCCATCTGGTATGACCGTCCAACCATCGGTGGAGTACCACTCGCCAAGCTGCATTCTGCAGGGTCGATGAGTCAACTGAGCGGCCAAACCCGGTCCTCGTTGGTGTGAATCGTCGAACAACGGTCTGGCGCCCTGTATGGCCACCCCAACCGATCCACCGTGGGTCGCGTAGGCATCGGACATGACGGTCCGCCAACACGCGTTCAGCTTGTCGGTCAGTAGTGGCGAACCAGCCACCCGGTTGCTCACCACAGTAGGGGCGGGTCCGCGTCGAAGTATCCAACCACCTGAACCGGGGGTGTCGGCCGAATCAGACAGCGGCCAGCCATTATCCACGGCCGTGACGGTATCGTACGGGTTGGGCGTCATCAGTGCGTTGGCGTAGTGACTACGGCCATACCGTTCGTTCAACCCGCTTCGGGCCAGCTCCTCGATGGTCGTGCCCCAAGCATCGTCCCACAGCTGTTGCCACGCTGAACCTACGGGAGCGTGCAACTGTTGAAACAACACCTGCACCTTCGGAGCAATCTGTGGAATGCCGTGCAACAGATAGGCGAACATGGCATCCCTATCCAACTCGGCCACCGCCGTCTTTGCTCCATAAAACACGTAGTAGGTGCCGGCTGGGATCGTCTCGTTGAACGTCACGCTGGTGATTTCACCAAAACCAGCCGCATCGTCTGCCGCCACCACCCACGAGCTGGCCTGCACCTTCCCACCAACACTCGTTACCAAGTTGGACATGTCCGACTGCCGAACCAACTCGATGTTCTGAGCCGGCACGCCCGCACCCGTCCACACTAGTGTACCGGGGTCGAACCCGCTGAACGTATCGGTCGGCGCCCCCACCGTCCAGGTGATCCGTTCCAACTTGGCAATCCCCCGTCTGATCGCGTTGTCCAGCTGATCGGTGTTCCAAGACAAGGCGTTGTGCGGTCTATTGGCGTACACATCAACAGCATCTTCCGTACCGGCAACGAATCGGGTGCCCACGTAGGGATTGGCTGGATTGACAACCGCACCATCAGCTGGCGCCTGCGTGCTGGGGTCAGCCGGATCATTGTTCATCCAATCGACATCGCCAACGTCGCGTACGTAATCGCCAGTAGACGATGGAGCGGTCAACCTATGGAACTTGGGGGTCGTCATCTTCAACCTCAGAAGCGGAACGTCCAGTCGACCTGGATGGCAATGGCGTTGGTTTTCGAAAGGGTGTTGAACGTGTTGTACGCGATCATAGAACCCGGACTGGTCGGCATGGTCACGGGGTAGGTTGCCGACACTTCATCGACAAACAGTCCGATCTCGCTCAATGGAATGAGATCGAACGGTGCGTCAGACAGTTCAGTCTCCAGAAACACGTGCGTGAACGTGACCTCGCCCGGACTGGTGCCCGGAAAGGTTGGTACGGCAATTTGAGCCAGCCACTTGCATCCCTGTTCGGGTACGGCATGGCCGTTCATCAACGTGATGACCGGCGCTTCCAACGCAAATACCGCCGGGTCCGTATCGGTCTGTGCAAACGGTGGGGGCCACACCGCCCCGCCAGCTGCGTACAGATTGAGTGGTGCCACGTTGAACGCGGCCTTCGGGTAGACCTGTTTGTTGCCGCCCACCCCCATGCACATGTACCTGACCAACCGGTGCGGCTGGTAGTAGTTGGCATCGGTCGCGAACGTGGCGTACGGCGGCATGCTGGCCAACGATATCAAATGGGACAGCCAATCGCGCCCAACATCCAGAAAGATGTTGTGGGTGTCGCGCACCGCCACGATCTTTCCTCGTTCGCGTGCCACTAACTTGAGGTTCTGCTTGACCTCCAAGTGCTCCAGCAACCTACCACGAGGGCCAAACAGACGACTGAACAGGCTTCGCATGATTTCTGTATCCTACACCGTTCACACGAACTTGTGCGACACGTAGCCAGTATAAGGGGGATCCGGTGGGTCAAGCGTCTGACCGAAGCTCCAACCAGGATCGCCAGTTCCTGGGGCAACACTGTGAGTAGGTGACGCCCAATCCACCACAAGGATAGGTGTCAACCCACTGGTGTCCACGTAGGCGGGGTAGACTGGGGTGCCGAACATGAAGATGCTGCCGTACTGCACGACAGCTGAAGCTGACCAATCCGCGTAGGTGGTGAGCTCCAACGATTGTTCTGGGCACAACACATCGCCGCCGCCATGCGGGGGATGTTGGCCATGTGGCCAGTCGTACTGCTGATTGCTGCCCGTGTAGTGGCCCCACCAATTCGGTGAAGTGTACAGGTAGGTCACGTACAGGATGAATCGGCACGCCACCCAATCGATCTGCCCACTGCCACCAGGCCCGACTGTCAATTGCGCGGTGATCGGCTGATCCCCGGCAACCGGCACGGCCGTCGGAAACGTAACGGTCGTGTTGAACGTCCTACTGCCGGGGGGCGGCACCGCACTGAACGTGGCGGTAAAGGGCGGTACGAACGAAACCCCTCCGATCAACAACTCGATCGTGTAGATCGGATCGGGTTCGGGCGTGTTGATCGTGACCTCCACGTACAGAGCTTGTGGTGTGAAATCGTATGGCTGCGCCTGTACGAACATCACAAACGAGCCATCTGGTGCCGGCATGGTTGGCAGATCGTACGGGAACATCACGCCTGAGACGTCCGTCTCGTAGAAGTCGGCGTAACCAACATCCGGATAGTTCTTGATCCCGTACTGACTCTTCCAGCTGGAGCACCAGCCTGGATACGACTCGTGTCGGTGCCACACCGACGTCAACGACGTGTCTGTGTCGTCTGGATGAGGAAAGACCGTAACGGGTCCAGTATCTCCGGCATTCCACATGTGCGGATGCGATTGCGCAAAGTGCGTACAAGGACCTTCATGCAGCTTCATACTGACCGTCATGATGAGGTCCTCTTCCACATCAATGTCGACCTCATCGGGTGCAAACTTGGCCACCACAATCGGATAGGTGTAGCTGGGCTTGACGTTGAGGACCAACGTGCGGGTCAGCAGCGCGCCTGCCAAAGTGAACGCGGCATCTTCGATGATAACGGGGAAGTAGAAGTACTTTTGGATCTCGGAAAAAGACCCCTGACCGATGTACGGCGCGATCCAATACGGGTCTTTGACGTAGTCGACTACATCCACGCCAGTCGAGATAGGAGCGAACTGTTTGATGCTGTCGCCAACCGCGTATGCCGCGCCTGTCTCTGGATTGGTTTCCAAATTCAGACCATCTGGAAAGTCGTACGCACGAACGATCCCGTTGGCGTCAGCATCGCTGACCAGCATTCTGGTGGCCGACACGTTGAGGTTCGGAATGATCTCCGTGATGGTTCCGTCCGATTCAGCAAACGGCAGACCCAACAGAATCTGTGCTCCAACCCTGATGTTGTACGGACTGGCTGAGTTGAAGTAGACGTACCAAAGACCTTGCACGGCCGACAGATAGTCCACGTCTCCAGGCATCTGTGCGGACACCTGCGCCAATCCGTCCACCGTCAAACCGGCTGGCCCACCGAAATTCGATTCAACTACCGACAGGTTCTCAATGTAGTTGAACTCGCCCCACAGCCTAGCTGGAGGGGTCGGGTCGTCCTGCCAGGTGGTTCCACCCTGGCCGTCATCGACCGGATACTTCCACACGTCTGCAAAACGAATGCACGATCTACCTCGAAACGTCTCAATGAAGAAATCGACATTTCGATGCAGCACTTCATCAACTGGTGGGTTGTTGATTTGTTGCTGCAGGTACGGAATATCCCGGATGCGATCACTGATCGGCAGGTAGTGACGACGAAACACCGACACGAAGTACAGTTCGTATCGACCTGTCTGGTCCAACGCGTATGCCGACCAATCGGTAGGATCGATCGCCATGCCGTGCGGCATCTGAGAACAGACGCCCAAGACCCTACACTTGATGAACTGGTAGGCCCCGGTCTGCTTGTCCAGCACCTCGACGACCGCATCATCGCCCAGCTGCCCGGTGGCCGATCCTACAACCAACCCACCCCAGAAATCGATCTGACTGGAAGTGGTGGGCTTGACGATTGACCAATCGGCACAGCTAGGAAGCGGATCGGTTGATGGAATCTCGTAGATCGGATCGAGCAGCACCAACTCGCCCCTGTACGCACCATGCAGTGGTTCGTGTGGACGTAGTGGCAGAAGCTTGTCGATCCGATAGGCCTGTCCGTTCAACACCAACAGGTCGCCTCGTTGAATCCCTTTGTCGTCCAACCGGACGTTAGTTCGATAACCGTACGGATTCATCTGCAAGGGTAGAGGTTGGGCGGGCCATGGTGGCGGTGGTTGCGCAGGTAGTATCTGCCCACCCGATCCACTCAGCATACCGTTCGTAACGTTCAGGCACGGCACGGTAGTCAAATCGAAGAACGGCTCCTGCACCATCACGTCGTAGTACAGCCACTTGCGCACCATCGTCCGCTGAATGTCCCGAAGACTCTTGTTGTAGTCGACCTGCCACAACTTCAACAACTCAGACGCTACGATCTGTGCGACCGCACTCCACACGGTCGTGATGGAATCTTTGTCACCCACCAACTTCCAGAAGTCGCTTAGATAGCTCCAAATGAACGATACGTCTGGCGTGTAGCCTCGAGGCACCGGACTTTCACGAACCGACACCACCACGACGGCCGGTTCACTGGATAGCTGACCATCCGATACGGTGAGGTCGAACCGCCAGAATCCTGCGACATCCGGGTAGAATGTGGGTTTGGTGTTGGTCGCCCCGTTGAGCGTCTGCTGCTGCACCAGTTTGAAGTAGTGGGGGAACGATTCACCAGCCGGCAGATAGTAGCCGTCGATCTGCACGATCTGATCTAGAGGGTCGGTCGTGATCACCTGTTGGATCGTGTAGGCCCCTCCCTTCACCACCAACACGTCCCCGATCGATACGGTGCGGCCACCCGCCAATGGGTCGAGGCTGTTTCGTGTGTGCAGTTCGTTGACGAAACCGCTGGGGTCCGCTTCTGTCCAGCCATCGTATCCTTCGAAACAACTGCTGCTGGTGACCGGCACGTCGGTCAACCGCCAGTAGCACGTGACTGGCGCGCCTTCGGGATCGTACGAGGCAGAGCCGTCCAGCTGCCCGATCGTGCAGAGCCTCAACTCTTGGTCGTTGCCCGCGTCGGCTATGGGCGGCATGTTTGGAATGACCGGACTGGACGCCAGACAGATGCCCTGCAGTTCCAGTTCGTTATGGATCTGCGGGGTTCCCAGCACACTCACGTAGGTGTGTTCCTGATGGGATCCGGTCTGTGCTGGAACGGGCAGGACGAATCGGAGCATGTGACCGCCGCCAGCATCCAGATCGGCACTCTTCGTCACGTAGATGAAAAGTGCGCCGGTAGATGTGCTGCCCACCACCCTGACGGTCCAGTAGTTCGATTCGTCGATCAGGTTTTCACTATTGGGAATGGGTATGATGGGGTCGTCCTGGTGGGCGGCGTAGCCGATGCCGGCGGCAGAAAAGAACAGACCGGCCGACGCCCCCTGCTCGTTCCACACGCCAACCCATACGTGCCCCATTGCCTGCTGGATGGACGTCAGCTGCGGTGGTAGATGGTGAAACTTGACCGTGTATTCTAGCGTCCACGTGGAGGGGATCGTTTTGGTGATCTCCAACCACTCTTCTGACGCGGCCGAACCCTGACCCCCACTGTCAAACCAAAGATTGCCCGTGAGCGGATCGGTCTGTAGACTGCCGGAACCTCCAACCAGGAAGAATTCGAAGATGTGTCCGATCTCTTCACAAGGTCCGACACAATAGACATCGAACGGAAGGTGTACGGGCAGGTCTTGTTGTAACGGGCCACCACCGCCCCACGCATCCCAGCCCCAACCTGAGCTACTCCAACCTGGCGGTGTACATGTCGGCATGCTTGGCGTCCTGACCGACCATCTTGCTGCAGTCTGCAGTTGGGCGGCCTTAGGCCCAGACTACCGCATCAACTCTTCTTCGAGAAGGACATCTTGTGGGGGTAGAAATCCCAGCTCTGGTGGTCCAGATCCAACCCGTACGCCAAAGCGGTCTTTCGAACGTGCTCAACGTAGCCAACTTTCATGGCACCGAGCCGCTGGGCGAGTTGCTGTTGGCGTTGTTCCAGATCACAAATCTGTAGGGTCACGTTGGTCAACGCATCGGTGGTGTTGGCCAAGTCCGAGATGAGTTCTTGAATGGCTTGCTGATCCGATGCCTTCACCTGTACGGCCGAAGGATCCTCTGTGTTGAGTACGGCCACTAGCTTTGTTGTGTTCTTTTTCATCGCCGCTCCTTGTACCGGTAAGAGTCTATACAAAGTGGCACAGTAAAATCCTGGCGGCAAACCATTTCAGCGTGTGCCGATAGATCTTCCAGCAACCAGATGCCTGGTTTGTCGCTGTCCTCGTTTCAACGATCGCACTTCTGCTTGTAGCGACTGTACTTTCTCGTGCAGCTCTTGGACGGCTTTTATCAATGGGGCGACCAGCATGTTGTAGTCGATCGACCACGTGTCTTTTTTGCCAGCTGCCTCGTGGTACAGGGCGTGCGGGGCCATTCCGTCCCGCACCATCACGCGCTTGACTTGTTGGGCAATCAGACCGAAGCGAGGTCGGCTAAAGAACTCCTGATCCCACTGCTTCCAGTTGAAACTGACTGGAGTCAGGCGATCGATGAAATGAAGGCCTTCCTGTTCGGACAACGGCCGGACGTTGGTCTTGTGCCTGGCGTCCGAATAGGCGTTCCAAGCGGTACACCTGGCGTTGTATTGATTGGAGACGTCACCAATCTGAAGGTCACGGGTGGCCGAGCTGTTGGTTCCGGCAGCCAACTGAATGTTGCCCGTGGTCGTGTTGGCGATCGCGCCATTGCCAATCGCTATGCTGCTGTTCACCGAGGCGGTGGCACCATAACCGACCGCTGTCGCACCAACCGCCCCGGTAGTGGCGCCGTTGCCTACGGCAACTCCGTTTGCTCCAGTAGTCGATGCGCTTGGTCCCACCACCGTTCCGGTAGCCGCAGCGGATGCACTGGGCCCGATCGCAATCGCACCGTTACCGGCAATGGCAGAGTAACCGATCGCGACATCGCCAACATTACCCACGGCAAGTGCGTCGGCGCCATTTCCGATGTACACGCCATTGGACCCGGCCACCACGGTGGCGCCCGCGCCCATACCGACGGCTGTATTGTTAGCGCCCGTACTGCTACCCAACGCACCACTACCCACGGCAGTACTGCCCACATTGGCCACGTTGCTGGCCAATGCGTTATGCCCGACAGCTGTATTGTCAGCAGCCGTGTTTAGGTGGCCGGCACTGTGGCCCACCAACGTGGCATATCCGTTGGTGGTCATGGCACTGCCCGCTCCACAACCAACACAGATCACGCCGCTACCGGTAGTGATGGAACTGCCAGACCCGTAGCCCAAGCAAACGTCGTTACCACCGGACGTGACGCTGGATAGCGAACCAGCACCAACGGCCGTGTTGCCGGTACCCGAACTACTGCCTGCCGACCCCAACATAGCGCCCGAACCGACAGCCGTGTTGTTCGAACCCGTCAGATACAATCCAGCATGCCAGCCCAAACACGAAAGCTCTGCACCGACCGTGTTGGTCATGCCGGCTTCGGCCCCAACGAACGTGTTGTGCGCGCCACCCGCGTTGTTCATACCGGACTGAAAACCAACAGCCGTGCTGTCATCGGCCGTGTTGTAGAACAACGTGTTCAACCCCACGCCCGTCGTGTTGCTGGCGGTGGTGGCGGTGAAACCGCAATTCATGCCCAACAAAACGTTTCCGCTACCGTTGGTGATGGACGCGCCAGCAGCGCAACCAACCGCCACGTTGTTGCCGCCATTGCCCGACCCAACCATCGAGCCGTAACCTATAGCGGTGTTGCCTGTACCGATGGTTGCCGCAGAAAGCGCTTGATAACCTACTGCGGTGTTCTCAGAACCAGAGGTGATGGCAGTGGCCGCCTGGTAGCCCACACAAACGTTGTGCAGGCCCGTGATGTTTGCGCCAGCCTGGTAGCCGATCCCGACCGTCCCGTTGGCCGAGCACACGTTAAGCGCCTGGTAGCCAACGGCCGTCCGACCCACCGCATCCAGCGTTCCGGTACCACGCCCCACCAACACGTTGAATCCTGTGGTCGTGATACTGGATCCTGAATCAGAACCGACCGCCACGTTGTTGGTCGCGGTGGTGGCGGCGACCAACGCGTTGTACCCGACCGCCACGTTGTTGCCAGTCGTGCACAAAGTAAGGGCTGACAACCCTATCGCCACGTTGGCAGATCCTACAATGTTGGTCATCAACGCCTGGTAGCCAATTGCCGTGTTGGCCGTACCGGAAGTGTTGGCCGCCAACGCGTTGTACCCGACCGCCACGGTATTGCTGACCGTAGTGATGACCCCGCCAGCCAACCCACCCACCAGTGTGTTGCCGCCCCCAGACGAAACGTTGGCGCCCGCCCCGCTACCAAGACACACGTTATACGTGCCAGAAGGAGGATGCGCACCGGTGTTGTAGCCCAACGCCGTGTTCCACGGGGATACCGCGTCGGTGTAGCCCATCAACACGTCGGTCAACAGACTGTGTCGCTTCGCTCCGAACGTGAAACTCAGGTTCGTGCCGTCGTACTCGAGCGCGCCATCAATAACCGGACTGACAAGCGCACCCGACCCAACAACAACGGGCGGGACGGTGCCGGCACCACCCTTGATGTCGACCCTAGCGACCGGCACAGAGTTGTCACCGACACGCAGCCTAGCGTTTGACGTGTCGACCAGCACGACAGCGGTGCCCGCCGCGTTGGCCAAACCTACCCCACTCGTGGAATCAGCATACGGCCTTACGGTGATCCCGCCGGTGTTAGACTGAACACCAGTGCCAACCTGCAGGGCTGTGGCATCTCCAACGCGAGCGACCAATTTGGTGGTTGAATCTATGGTCAGGGCCTTTTCAGTCATCGGTCATCTCCACGTGAACTACAGGGCGAGCGGACGTGCAGGCCGAACATACACGCTCGGACTGGCTCCGGCCGTTTTGGCCTGACCAACGTACACCAAGAACCCGGTGGTGGGCGCCACGTTCGTGACACGTCCGGCCGTCACGTTGGACAAGTAGAGGTCGTCGCCGATTGCAGCGGTCAACGCCCCTTCCATCGTGCAGGTGGTCACCCCCGCTATCATGACCTTGCCGGTTGCCGTTTTCACGCCCAACAATTTTGAAGTGCCGATAGCGTCGGCCTTGGCAGATGCGATGGCATCGGCTGAGGTCGCGTACACCACGTAGGTGGTGGTGGAGCCGTCCGTGGTTACCGGGACGGTAACGTCTGCGCCAGACAGACCACTGTGCCCGTGGGTCGTGACCAAACTGCCATCAAACAGTTTGTCGAAATTGGCAGCCGTGATACTGGCCTGACCGCTCGCTCCAACCAACGTGCCGTCAATCGCCCACCTTCTTGTCGCGTTGACGTTCAGGTTGATCACGCCCGTGCCGGTGGCCGCCAACGTAGGGGGGGAAGCTGCCGCAGCGAAGTGAATGCCGTTCGTTCCATCGCCAAGGTCTATGCTTCCGTGTAGCCCGATCGTTGCCGTGTTACTGGCCGCCGGACCCACGTGGATCGTATCGGTCCCCACACCGATCGAGATGGTTTTTGCGATCGCACCAGTGCCGATCCCCAAAGTCAGCAGTCCAGTACCAGTCCCCACGTTCATCCCAGTGGTCGCGTTGTCAACTCCTACGTTCACCTGCGTGGCGTTGGGGCCGCCAAGCGCCAAGGTGCCTGCTGCCGCTGGATCGGCCGTACTGAAATTGAGCGTAGACAACCCGATCTGTGCAACCAACCCACTTGAAAGGCATAGTGCTTGTGCCATCGTTTTTACCCTATGTTTGAGCGATCACCTGAACCCTAACCATGATGCTGTTGTTGGCGCGAACCTGTCCCAATCGGGTGATTCGAACCCCTGGTGTGGTGGTGACCGGAGGGGTGGCGCTCCACCGGCTACCCCCACCAACCCCTACCGCCAGGTACAAAACTGTGTCGATCGCAGGCAACACGGCCAACCCGGTGTACGCGTGGATGCCCGAAACCGTGATGGTGGCGTCATCACCTAGCGAAGTGGCGTCCTGCACCAAGCCGTGCACTTCTTGTTTGGCCAACACACTGGCATCTGCCCGCATGGCCAAACCAGACGAGTTGATATAGACGGGATCGCCCGCGTACAGCGCTTCTCCAGCGGGCTTCACATCGACCAGGCTGTTGCTGCCCACCGGAGTGGGAGGCGTACCGCCAGCCCCAACCTTCCACGTATCATGTACCGCATCCCACACGACCGTGTCGCCATCATCCGTTCCGGTCAACGCCGATACGACACCACGACCCCTGCTCTCCGTAGACATTCCGTCTTGTGTAGATGGCAGCGCCACCAAGATGCCACCAAGCAAGCCAATCGACCTGACGGCCAGATCATCGACTTCTGTCAGCTGTTGGATCGCTGGGACTCGAAGGACATGAACGGTGTCGACCTCTTCAACGATGCCCAGCCCTAGCGCACTTCCCGGCACTATCGTGCTGATGACGAACGCACAGTAAAGCGCTCCCACTCCATCGATCGCCAACGTGCCAGGTGTCATCAATATGGCGGGGGTGCCCAAATAGCCGTACAGGTAGTCGGCGAACTGCTGGATGGACCACCCTGGCGAGCATTTGCCTGAAACGGGGTTGTATCGGACCGGAACCATACCGGTAAACCCTGCACCGCCGCTCACCATATAGGTGGAGCAGGAGAACCAAATGTGATCTCGACTGAGTGCGATGCAGCCAGGTCCGTAGTTGACGGTCAACGGATCGACCGTACCGGTCACCCCGTTGTACACCGACAGGGTCGATTGTTTGACGGCAGTAGATCCAACCGCAATGCTCGTGATCAGATCGGATAGTACAGGCAGGGCCGGTATCGTCAGGCGATCACGCAGATACACCGGACCGTCTGGATCCGCGTAGCTGTGGGTCGCCACTACAAACACGCCATCAAACGCCAGCTCGGTTGGGTGCTGTTGGTCAACAAACGTGTCCTTCTTGACCAACGTGACGTGCTGCTCGTCCACCACCTTGACGGCGAATCGAACGATCCGCCCGGCACCCTGCAACGCCACCCAACAACCACCCGAGTCGTCCATCACGATGCCGTGCGGATGATCGCCTGCTTGACCCGTCCACACGACATCTGCCGCGATACTGAGGACTGTCATCGGCACGGTCGAACCGATTCGAGCCGGCATATCGATTCGTGCCGAATAGATCTTGTCGAGATCCTTGTCGGTCACGAATATCCTGGCAATCCCCCGATCCAACGCAAACGCCACCCTGCTTTCCGTACCAAACCCATCACTCATGTCGGGGTTGGTCACGACCGTGATGTCGGGCCAATCCACCATACTTGTGATGCCGATCTCCAGTACCTGCGCCAACTCAAACACCACCACCGCTTCCGTGAACACCACGGCCACTTGCGTGCCGTACGTCTGAATGCTCAACGGTTCGATGTTGTCCAGTATGCCGGCCAACATGGTGAATGGGATGGCCTGGGCAGGTTGCTCCAACAGCGCATCCACGATCATCAAACCGTACTGTGACCCAGGCGCGACCGAAAACTTGTGGATCGGTCCTGAAGGAAGTTCACCTTCGAACGCCACCAACTGGATGACGGTTTGCGCAATCTGCTTTTGGTCCAGCACGCTCGATATCGTGTAGGTGCCGTACTGATCCAACGTGTTGCCAAGTTCGCGCAAACGCACACGACGTTCGGCCTGAACGGTAGGATCTCCTGCTCGTCGTTCCCCGCCATCATCCCCGTAGTAGCCACCGTGATTATCCAAACTCGAGATGACCGTGTAGAGACTGTCGAAGATGTCCTCGATCGGCTGTTTCCAACCGTTGGGATCGGATGCGCTCAACCACCCTTCATTCAACGCAGGATAGCGCCATCCCAATTTCAAAAGCGTACCGTCATCGTCAAACTTGACGGCCGCCACCAACTCGTCCGTGTAGACCCCGTCGTTGATGGAGTGCTGGATCAGATAGGTGCCCCAACGATCTTGCAAGATGTACGGGTTGGTACACGTAGGATTGGGCAGGCCGGTGAGCGGGTCTAGAAACGCTGAAGCAGAACCCTTCGGTCTGGTCATGCTCCACTTGTGAGTGGCCCCTGGAGGAGAGTTCGTAGGCGTCAGGTTGACGCGCGTGGCCCGCCACAAATCAGTTCGCGCGATACCTGGCGTGCCCGAGCCTGCACCGTCCGGTTGGTCGATTTGAAATTGGGCACTGTAGGAAGATGTCATGTCTGTTCCCGGATGTTGCTAGACACCGTCGACCCCTAGACTATCATCTGGGCATGGCGTACGTCACCATGCCGGCCGAACTCGTACGAAAAGCAATCGAAGGCCACGAAAACGTCCTGGAAGGCGACAACCTGAAGCTCGAGGCATTCTACAGACAGTTCGTGTGCAACAGGTGTGGCGGGCAGTACCACAAGGAATTCAATCGGAACCATGCGTTTGCTGGCAACGGCGACCACGTGATCGCCAGGGCGTTGCTGCGCTGCTGCGACTGCAAGGCACTGTTCGATCCGTTCTCCGGGTTGTTGGTGGAGATGGGCAATCGAGCGGCCGTCCCGCCGGTCGTCCCCATAATCAAGCCGTCCGACGAGTAAACGTGGTGACGTCGGGGAAGAACGCGGCCAACCGGCCGGTCGCGTTTACTCGGTCACGTGACCACTCCATCCACACGGTTCGGTCCACCTGATGGACCACCGCCATACAATCGACTGGATTGTCCACCGAAGTGGCCCCTCTGTTGGTCACCAACTTCTGCACGTTTGCGGCATCAAGCGGTTGACTGGGATACAGGTTTCGGATGTAGTTGACCGCATCGGTCTGAACGATCGATGCTTTCGAGCCGCCATCATAGGTGACGTCCAGCCTGGTGAAGAATGGCACGAGATGCCGAACCAACGGGCTGTAGCAGGTGACCCGTTCGGACTCGTCCATCATGAAGTTCTGCACCTCCTCGATCAATGCGGAACTGTCGAAGTTGATCTGTAGGTTCTGCCCCGCCAGGTTGACCGCAGTGGACAGGTCATCAGACGTGCCAACCGGAAAGTACACGGCCGGCAGACTGATCCAAGGTTTCTCCCCCATCGAAAACGTCATGTTGGGGTCGTTAGTGAACAAGGAGTACCCGTAGGTGAAGAACCCAGACGTTTTCATCTCACTTTCGTCTGATATGTTCCAGAGCGGGCCGATCCCTACAGAAGCCAGTTGCACGTCGAAATAGTACAGGCCGGAGATCGTCTTGTTGGCCGCCATCTCGGTCGAACCGATCCGCTGGGTACCGGGCCTCGACACTGTGAAGTGCTGATTCAGTAGACCGGTGATCGGGGTCACGTCGATCACACGATACCGAACTTTCTCCCACCAGACCGGAGGTGCGCCAGAACTCGAGCTCGTCACTTCAAGGATCAGGTAGGTGCCGGCATTGGTACTTTGGTTGTTGACGTCCACACCGCTGCTGGCCAGGCCCAACAATGCGTTGGCACTGCCGTACTGTCGCACAACAATCGGATAGTCGCCCGACAACGTCAACCTGTTGGCCTGGTCGATCGACGATATTGCCAACCCGACCGCCCTATTGATTTGGTCGGCCACGTGTTGGACCGTGACGGTCGCGAGGTTGGGGTCGGCCGTGAACGTGACGATCGTGTCGCTCGAGTCGTTTACCGCCATGACCAAGGTCTTGCCGGCTAGATCTACCACCTGGTCGGCCAACACCACCTCGCCCACGATCGTCTGGCAGGTTACGGTCAAGATATCGCCCGCACGGATGCCGCTGTCCAGAAAGTGAGCGTTCGGCGTGGTGCTCTGGAACTCGCCAGTTTGAGTTGAAGCGTCGTAGCTGATGAACACACCATCCTGTATGGCCCCGACAGCCGGATGGGCGGGGATTCGGACGGCATTTATCCAGGGGTCCGGCATGAACTGCAACTGGCCGCCTTGTTCCAACTGCACGGTGAATCTAGAATCGGTACCGAACTCGATGGTCACGGGATCCAAGAAAAAGACCCGCGCCCACCCGATCGAACGGTTGCCCACTCGAACGTGCAATCCCTCTTCTGGATTGAGATCTTGAGTCAATAGCAATCGCGATCGCTGCACCACCGACATCGAAGGGAATGCCGGATGGGTTACGACCGTGCTGAAGAACAACGACCATGGGGTTTGTAGCAAACCATAGTGCCCGACCTGCACGCCTGTCACCAGATCGACGGCATCCTGTTGGTACTGGATGTTCAAACGTGGATCCCCCCACCCAGCCGCCTGATAGTTGTTGCTGATGTAGTCGGACCTGAGATCCCTGGACGTCATTGGGGTGCGCCACCTATCTACGGTGGTGTCGCCGAACAACGTCACATAGCAGCTAGGCGCTAGTGTTGCGGGGTCCCTTCCCTCATCCACCCAGGTGTAGGGCGCGATGGGAGCGATGCCAATTCGATTGCCGTTGAGTATGTAGGCGGCGCTGGGCGCGCCCGCATTCTTCAACGCGGTGTTGATCTGATCTACAATCGATTGGATAGGTTGAGCAACCGGTCCGGCACTGAAGTTGACGTGAACGATCTGCCAGATGGGCGCGTACGTGAGGGTGCCGCTCTCCATCCAACCGATCCGCAATGACTTGCCGCCAACATTGGCTTTGTACAACCCGCTGACCGTGTCCAGCGCGAGTGGACCACCGACGATTCCGCAACAAGCGTCCAGCAACTCCACTTTGGTACCGATCCCGCCATCCGAGAACTTTTCCGAAAGACAGAAGACCGGGGCGCCAAACGGAACGGTAGAACCCATCGGCTGAGACCCGGCGTCCAGAAGATCCACTTCCGTCACCCTGACGAGTGGCAGATCAAGACCTCCAGATTTGTTGGCTCGAAACACCACAAAGTGCAGACCGGCGGCTGAAGACTTGAGCGGCAGGGACAGCAAGATCTCTCCGTTGAACGCCCCTCCCAATCCTTCAATCACATGGTCGCCCTTGTCGTTGCCGTCCAGGATACGAAGGACATCTCCTTCTGACACGCCCAACGTGTCGAAGTCGACGGTCTCGGCCGTGTCGACGATGTTGGTGCCGACATACGTCTGCAGGTCGTAGCCCTCCCACTTCTGCTCTTTCGGTTCCGTCAGCTCCACGTCAATCACATCTTGGATCTTCCACACGACCGACTCACCAGTCGTCAGATCCATGTCGCTCCCATCCACCGATTTGATCTCCAACACCGGCGAATGTGGCGAACCCACGTAGCCGTAATGGATGCGCGTTACCTTGTACTTACCGGCGATTGCGGCCGGGTAGATGATGTCGAGTATGTGGCCGTTGGTGACGGCCGATTCTAACTGCCGATACAGCGTATCGGTTTCCAAAATGGAGAACGATTGTCTGCTGTAACCACCACTCCCTATGGTGGCGGGATCGTCCCAGAAGTCCTCCAATGCCAACCAATTGACCTCCACAACTTGTCCGTGTCGACCAAACAACATCGGGTTGTCGTCCGCAACGTCGTCGATCGTCAAACTACGTGAGTCGAAGGCCGCACCTTTGATGTACACGTCGGTGCAGCCGCCAATGTGAATGCCGTTCTGTGCGATGCTGACCGTGCCGGTTGGGCCATCAGGGAAGATGATGCCGCCAGGAATGCCGGACAAAGTCAAATCTTGTTGCCGAAGCGCCCATTGGAATCGATTGGATCCCACCGAAATCTGTGCGGGAGGCGCCAGCTCGAGTGTTTTGTCGTCCAGCACCTGCGAGATCTCGATGTCTCGTATGGATTTGACCCCCGGCCCCCAGGCGTTCACCAACGTGACGGTGAAACCATCTACTGGACCTGGTGCAGCAATCAGTTGACGAAAATCGACGTTGTCGTCGACACGAAGCCGAAGGGTCACCGCCCCGTTCTTTCCATCAGGAAACGGATTGCCTTGCCATCCCTCAGACGCAACCGATCCGACGCTACCACCAACCACCTCGTCGCGAAGCATCTCGGGATCGCGATATCCCACCACCGCAATCCTAGTGATGGCCGGAAACGAGGCGGTCAAACGACTGACAATCCCTCGAATGGCATTCAGGCTCTTCTCCGACAACTCCTGTTCGGCCCGCGTAATGAACTCCGGGGCGGTCTCTGCACGGATCCCACCAGATGCCCTCGCCTTGTTGGTCACGCGGGCCGCATCCGTAATGGTCGGCATCGAAACGATCTCACCAGGTCCGATGCTGTATTGATCGCCCGGCGCTTCCGACACCAACGCGACATCGAAATAGAAGACGCTGCCCTCCTGGTTGTACAGCATCTCGCTGGATTTGATCGATTGTTTGGACGTCGGGTAGAACAGCAGACCGTTCTTGGACATCGCGTAGTCCGCAGGGCTGACCGTCTTGTCCCGGGGGGTCGCGAAGTAGACCCTGACGGTCACGTAGGCGAAATCGCCTTTCTTCCGATAGGCGAACAGATTGGCGCCTAGCGCCTCCGCCTCGTCAGTCGTCAGCAAGTTGGGATCTCGAAACGACTGACCAAGCGCGATCCGATTCGTCTCCCTGGTGATGGGATCGAGCAGCAGCTCCGTGCCCTTAACCAACAGGTCGATCAACGCATCCCCTTCTTTCAACGCAAGCTGCGGAAACTCCTGCGCCAGCCGTTCTCTAACGAACAGCGGCAAGTTGGTGGAGAACGGGTCGGTTCCGATACGACCCAACAGCGGTTGAATTAACTTCGTATCCAGCGGACTGCCGGGCGAGACATCTTGCGTCGAATCCCATTGCAGTAGCTTTTCACGGCAGAACGCTTCGAAGTCTTTGAGCGCCATGTATTCACCCTACAGCATCATGTTGGCGTAGCCCCGTGCACCCGAATGACTGATCACCTGGATGTTAGCCCGAACCCCCAGGCTGTCGCGATCGAACACCGCATTCTCGACGTTGGCGGACAGCAGTCGTTCCACCGGCGGGATGGACGGGTCCTTTGCTTGCGTGGCGACGATCTGCTTGGTCGTGCTGTTGCAAGACAGCACCAGATCGCCAATCACGTCTTTCCCGCCATCATGCAGACTGACCTGCTGGCCCACCTTGGTCAGCAGACCCCCGCCGGTTTGCGGCGAAAAGATGTCGGTACCGGGCGTGGTGAGCAAGACCTTCACGTACAACTGAACCAACCGCATGATACCGGAGACTCGTCTACCTCCACGAAGGATCTGATAGGTCAGACGGCTTTGCGGTCCAATGGTCAACCGATTGGACAGCACCTCCAACGAGGTGATGGGTCGACCGACCTGTGGATCGGGCACCTGCAGGACCAAGGTCTTGGCCTTCACGACCGTCCAGTTGGTTGCCTGGCTATCGTTAACCCATATCTCGTCTACCGAGCTGAAGTCCTCGCCCGTAACCAATAAGGCGGGCGGCGAATAGCCCGACAAGGACCGAACCTGTGACAGTTGGATTGAATCTTGCGGGTAGATGACCTGTAGATCGATCGCCACGCCCTACCCTACCACCTTCAGGGCCAAAATGCCGAACAACCTGACCGGCTGTTAAACGCCTAGGCCGACTGGTTACCCAGTCGGCCTAGTACGTCACTCCACCAGCAAACACGGAGACGACTGGTTGCAGGTAACACGGGATCTGACAGGGTGCAACCCCTAACTGCTTCTACGATGCGCTTCGATATGGGTCAGGCAGACGATTGCGTGGTGCATGTTGGACAGGGCATGTGCTTTCGAGTAGCCGAAGATTTTCAGCGAGTGGGTGTTGGAGGTGACGTAGCGAAGTCGATCTCGACACTCTACCTGCACGTTGAATCGTCGACCGAACACGTCTAACTGTTCGGCGTGCGGTTCCTCAGCTCTACTGCTCGGGGGTGTTGACGCACGTAGCATTGTTATCCTCCTGGCTGAACATCTGGTCGGGCGGAATACTCTTGATCGCCTGGATGGCGCCGGTCAGTTCGTTTCGTATCTTGGTCATCCGTTCGATAGCAGATCGCCCCCCGAGATTGTTTCCAGTCAGCCGATCCATCTGCTGCTGTACCATCTCTTCGAAAGTGACGGCATAGAAGCTGGTGGTCGTCTCCATCCCCTTGATGAACCCGTAGGCGTTGTCCACAGACACCCGGATGTTGGTGTTGGCATCTTCCTGCAGCTTCCGATCAGTCGGCATGTTGAAAGTGTAGACTCCGCACAAGGCAGGTGTCGAGCTCTTTTATTCGCTTTATTTTCTATCGTGCTGGTGGCTAAACAAAAGGACCAACCGGCCCTTTTGTATTTCCTACTCTTCTGTTTCCAACAGGTCCGCCCGCTTCAACGCTTCCACCAGATTGTCGATTCTGGGACGTGGTGCGCCTTCTTCGTCCAGGTCGTCTTCCCAGTTGGGGTCGATTATGTGCAGTAGCTCGTCCACCTGGTCGACCCAATCAGCTGGTAGCGCATCCTTCAGGTAGTGCCCTTTGGGCAGGCAAGATTTGGCGTAGAACTCGATGTTCTTCCATTTGGCGCGGGTCACGCGCTCGTCGTAGTCAACCGTGTCCAGCAACACGTGTTCTTCCTGCATGGTCAGGATGCTGACGAGTCGCCTGAACGACATGGTGGCCAATCCCCTGGCATCCACAACCCTGACGGCCCAGCCATCTATGTGACCGACAGCCCAATGGTTGGCACTGAAATCGATCACATCTTTCGTCCTGTCGACCAAAGGATTCAACTTCTTGCGAAAGTAGCTGGCGTTGGACAGGTCCTTAATGGGCGAATCTCGGTGGTGCGTGTAGACGATGCACCAATCCTCGGCGTTGTCGGGTTGGTCAGACCAACAGAACGATTCGAACTGCTTCCAATTGCCTTTCAGTTTTTTGATCGCCTCTTTCAACCGCATGGTCGTCTCCTTCTTGCCTCCGCAATGGCACCGACCGGCCGGTAACTAAGTCGATGCTCGTTCGTCACACCAAACCGTTCTAACGCCAGTTGGTGTTGTTTCGTGCCATAGCCTTTGTTTCCGGAAAACCCAAAATTCCGATACGGTGGCTCGTGCGGTGCGGGTTCATCTTGTTCGATCGCCCGCATGTATCGATCCCGCCAGACCTTCGCAATGTTGGCCGACGCCATACAGGCGGGCACGAACGTGTCGGCTTTAGGTATGATCAACAGGCTGGCGTTCGGAACCTGCAGGATGCCCGGCCCCAGCTTCCCATCAATGACAAACAGTGATGGTTCGTAATCCGGCGACAACGTGGCGGCGGCTCGGTCTATCAATTGGGCGATCAGGTCCAGAAGGGTCGGATGCAGACCTTTGCGATCCAAGTAGGTGGAGCTGTGGCATGCTACGAACACCCTGCCAGGTCCGATCGAAGCAACCAGACGATCGTGTTCTTCCTCGCGCGACCGTTCGGTCGTGTCCTTAGAGTCGCACAATCCACTGTACGTGAACGAAGGCGCCACCACGGTGGCGGCCATGTAGATGGGTCCGGCAAACGCGCCCGTTCCAACCTCATCCAACCCGACAACCCATCTACACGGAGCCACGACCTGCCGGTAGAACGCCTCACCTTCAGACGGATTTGCCTTGCTCATCGGGCTCTCCCCACTTGGCGAACAGCCATCTGGTGATCCTGCGACGCGTCTGATCATCCGGTGCCATCCGCAACAGCGTATCCATCCGACGCATCGCCTGCAGCTCGTCGAACTCCTTCGGTTCCTTCGTCTCGTCTTGTTCTGTTTCAGCCTTGCGTGACATCGCCACCTCCTAGTACCTGCACGTGCATGTCGGGGTCATCATCCACGGCAGCGAAATGCTTGCGTGGATGGACCCCTACCTCAAACTCGATGGCCAACAGGTTGGCCGCGTCAACCAGATGTTCGGTGTTGCCCGTCTGCTCGTAGGCGTGGATGTGCCGGAACATCGCGGCCAGCCGGTCATATTTCAACTGATTGGGATCTCGAAAGTCACCGTACCGGAACGCCCCCTGGATCATTCGATTGTGCATCAACTGGATGAACCCGGGGAACCAACAGTCCGCCGCCTCCTGGTAGGTGAGCCTGTTGGTAGGCGGGGCGGGAAGCTCCGGAAGACCCGCGGCCCAGCGCCACAAATTCTTCAGGAAGAACGCTCTGTCCATCGGTCCTCCTACTCGTCGAAGATGATTGGGATGCGCTTTCTGAACTCATAACGCAGCGGGACCATGAGAGCACGCCACATGTCTGGATGGGCACGTTCAACGGCCCGCAGTCCGAAGATTGTTCTCCACTCTCTGAAATTTGCGGTCGTGGCGATCTCCGTCTTGGTCGCCTTGGTCAGGCAATCTCGTGCGATTTGAGGTTCGAATCCCAATCTCAACAACTCCAAGTACCCCCACTCCGACGTCTCCATGACCTTACGCCAGACAGCAAAGCCGGCCTTGATCTTTTCCTCATCTGTGACTTTGCCCCAAAACACCCTTTCGATGAACGACACTTGATTGTCGAACTTGTCCTTGTTGTACGCACAGTACCTGGTGCTTTCCTGCGTGTAGCTTGCAATCCTATGTCGAACCAGCTCGTGCGTCACACCGACATTGGTCGTGAACACTACCGTTGCACTGCAATGCTCGATGACGGACTCGTGCGCTGGATTTTGCTGCATGTAGCTGACGATGTTGTCGACCAGTTCGTTGGCACGTCGTTGGTTACTGTGAGTGATGGGGGCGTCCCGCAGGTACAACTCGGTATCGATGATCATCTTGGCCTTGCGCTCAGCCTGCAGGATCTTCTTGACGAACTTGTGAGATGAGGGTTCTCGCACCTGTAGCCAACCGCTGCCCCCACAACAAGCACACTCAAAATTCCTATCGCCACCTCGTGCCTCGGCCATGATGTCACAGCCTTCACAGCGAACGCGCCCATCGTCAATCAACCCCTCCGATTTGTACGCGATCCTTCCGAGCCGTTCGATCTTGGCCAACGCCGCGTCGCCATCAGGCATGTCATCAATACGGTAGCCGGCTTGTACTAGTTTCATTTGCTCGTCTCCTTGTTGCCCAGCACCTCGTAGGTTATCCAATTGCCAAACGTCCTGACACAAGCCTGTCGAAACTGCTCGTTGTCGAACGGCTCCAATGGGTAGACCCGTTCGAACAACCCGTTGTCCATCAACAGCTTCTTGACCTCGTCAACAGCCTGACGAAGCCGCTCCCGTTGCAGCACCGCATCGTGATGGTTTTGTTTCGTGTCTACGTACTCGATCAACCCCAGGATGTCGGTGACGACCTGCCTGAGGCGGGCGCCGCACTGAAGCGCCAGTTTGGTTTCTTGATTCATCCTACAGTTCCTCCGCGCCAAAGCCGTTTCTGATCGGCATGAGCACATGATACAGGCGGTCCGGGCCGGTTGTTGATATGACTTCGATGGGATCGACACATCCATGAAACTTGAACGTCAGGATGCCGGTCCGCTGCCTACTGATCGCCAACAAGTATTTGGCGTCCAATGTAACGACCCTGTAGCTGGACGGGTAGTCGTTGGTCTGTTGGCTTTCCCTGCTGTCTCGAGGCTCGGCCAATCCTTGTCCTACAACCGCCACCTTGCTGCTCGGCAGTGGGTGGTGCTGACAGGTTTCTTTTTCCTCCCCCTTCATAGTGACGGCATAGCCAACCTGAACGGACGGCGCACCGTCCTGTCCGTATAGAAAACGAAATCCCACTCGACCGTGACCTTTTCGCTTCTGCTTGCCCGCCACAATTGCGTCTTTCGCCAATTGATTGATCTCCTGTGCGTCGGCCCACAGGAACACGCCCGGTCGCTCACTTCCATAGAGAACGCTACGGTAGTTATTGAAACGGCCCCGTTGGGTCGTGGAGATGGCCACCCTTTGGCCCGCACCAGCTAGATCAAACCACACGACCGGTTCCAACTGCGACCGGTGGCCAACGCGCAGTTCGCAATCACCAGGATGGCCGTCCCACAGGGACAAACAAGAAAGCACCGCCTGGATGGTTGGGCGTTCCACAAACAAACCGTCCGGCATGACCGAACCGTCGGCAACATGACCGACGCCCTCCTGAAGGTCCGCGACCAGCAAGCCGCACCCATTGGTCGCACAAAATCGCAGATACGGTCGTCCATCTGGACTTGGTTCCACGTGCAAGCCAAAGCATTCTTTGTCAACACTGCCCGACATGAACTCGATGGCCAACGGCAGGATCTTGCCCAACAGGTCCGTACCGACAGTTGCGATAGGGTGGACCTCAACGTCACCGTAGAGCTCGATGTGCTGTGGAAACTGTAGCGGCAACGAACCAGCACGGCCCACCTGCAGGGTGTGGCCCGTCAGTACTATTTCCACCGAATGCCTAGACTGCTGGGCAAGCAAATGATCCAACCTGCCGGCCTCCACCAACGCCACCGACACCGTGCTGGTGTCCTCGGATAGGTCCTCCACCGGCAACCACGCAACCATTCGGGTCCACTGCACCTGCGATTCAACACGAAGCAGTCCGTTCTCGATCCGCATGGAAACGTGTGTCGGCTGTTTGCAGTACTCGGGTCCATCTTGTTTCAGTTCGGTCGCTGCACGCACAACAGCTAGCAATTCCTGAAGTTCCACTAGAACGTGCATGATCGTCTCCTTTGTGACGGCTGGGCCGTCATTCTGGTGGGGGAAGCAGATCGCCCGACCGGTAGGTCAATTGAATGCAGGGGCCGGGCGGCTCTTTTCCTACCACGTAGCTGACCATGCCGTTGCCGTGACACGTAACCGAAAGCATATAGATGGGAGGTTGAATACCGGCCTGTTGGCATTCTTGTGACCAGCAGGCCAGCAGATACTCATAGTATTCCTGACGTTGTTGTTGTCGTTGCTGTTCCCGAGTTTGCCAGTGGGATGGTTCCATCTCGTAACTCCTTGATCACATCTTCGTCCACCAATTTGGGACGATCGCGTGTTTGCCAGCGCAGAAACACATTCATGCGACGTTCCGAAAGTCTCCTTCCTGTTTCCGATTCGCAGTTGCCCGCGGCGTAGACCGACAACTGCTGGGCAACCGGCAACTTCCAACAAGTCGACATTGAACGCTTCAACGCGTTGATGGTGGCGCGAACACACTTTCGACGGTCCGCCACCAACTCGGGCCCAGTCCACCCTTCTGGTGTCGTCTTGATGCTGGTGTCGACCGACTCGTCTGGATCGTTTGGGTCGACCATACGTTTGTACCCCAGCATGATCTGCCCCATACACCACGACCTGCCAAAGTCGTTCAAACCGGCATGCCGCAAGCGAGCCGACCCAATCCCCAAGTCCACGTCACGACGCAGTCCACTCTCCATCACGAACATGGTGGCGACCAACATGGACGTGTTGATTCTGGCATGTCGCCCATCGAACACGGGGGTGCCCGCAAACGACTCATCCACGATTGCTTCTGCAATCTCGCGATAACGCGCATCCGCCTGTTCGTACGATTCATTGGCCAACACCTCGTAGTGGTGTCGATGCGGAGGCGCCATCACGTTCATGGCAGACAAGATCCATAAGATGATCAGTTCTCGCATTGTAGTGCTCCTTCGTTGTTGTATTTCGCCGATAAGAAAAAGATCCGGCAGCACACCAGACGGCAAACTGCAGGGAGCCGATGGATGCAGTTCTATCTTGATGTGTTCGGATGTGTCAACGTTGTGTCCGTTGTGTTGACCGTCAGACTTTGTCGATGTTGTATTTGCTATCGTCGGGTGCGACGTCAGATAGATCCGAGTCGTAGTCGGCGCTGGCGGCTGCGGATATAACGGAACGACCGCCTTTGGGGCGATCGAACTTCGCCACAGGCAGGTCCTGCTGAACTACTGTGCGCAATCCCGACATGACCGTACCGGCATAGGAACTTGTGTCAACGTTGAGACCGAAGAACTCCGAGAACTGGCACTGCAGCAGTGTGTCGACCGCCCGATCGCTGCCCTTCTCGTTCATAAGTTTGAACAAACGATCCACAGCCGGACACGGGTACGCGTGGAACTCTGACAGCAGTGCGATCACGTAGGTCAACTCTGCCAAGTGGGTGGACAGTTCGCCCAGCACAATGTTTATCTCTGCTTCTGTCGGATTCTTGTCCGCCAACATCATGTTGGTGTATCGGTTCAAATTGCTGAAAAAAGAGCTGTGATCGTTAGACAGAAACTGCTGGAACGTTTCATCGGCGATCACCTGCTCGAACGATTTCCTGTCCCCTCTTACCGCTACCGCATAGTAGGCGCCAGCATGGCCAAACTGATAGGACCGATAGAACTCCATCGGCAAGTCGGTGTAGAGCAGACCGTCACTGGTCACTGACTGGACGGTCGCGTCATTCACATCCGTGTCGTGCAATTCGATGATGTCTCCTACGGTGATGACCGGATTGCTGTCAGACATCCGGTACCATTTGGATGTGCCCAACCCCACAGCTTGTGGTTGACCGAACATCACAGCCACGGCCGTGCCTTGCAACAGCACTTCAGTGGCAGACGAGTTTTTGTTCTTCGACGAGATGCGCAAATACTGTTTGCCTGTTTGATCCGTCACGACATCGGCTACCGCGTAGTCGGAGAATTTCGGTGGTGGGGTTGGAGGCGGAACGGTCGATGCGGGCGGAAAAGCGTTTATGAAATCGGCAGTTCTTTGCGTTGTGATTGGCAAATGTGTGACCTCTCCGCCCAGACCGATACCGGAGTTTGGAACCTGCCCGGTCACTATCGCACCGGTCACCACCATGTCGGCATCTACCGATAGGTCGTCCACCACCAGCCTGCAGAACGTTTTAGTGCCGCCACCAACCAGGTATTGATGCGGTTCGGCATGCAGCAGATTGACCAACTGTGGGGGCCTGGACGAATTGATGACGGCCACGGCTTGATCAATCGTTTGCGCCCCTGTCGGAAACGTGATGATGAAATTGATGGGAGTGGTGACCAGCGCACTCTTGTAGGTGACGAGCAGCTGGTCGTTTCTACTGCGTCCAACCGAGCTGGCACCCGTTTGGAACCCCAGCGTACTGTTGGCCGAACCGTCCAACATGGTGATCTTGTAGTTGGCGCCCAGTACCGTACTGATGATCGAAAACGCAACCGCCCCCACCAACGTGATGGCGGTGAACGACGTGCTACTGGTCTGCGCCAGTATGAAAGCGGACAGACCCTCGTACACTTCGATGACCGTATGGACTCCAGCCGCGATAGGGAAATCGATCGTCCAGCTTTGGTAGACCCCGTTGACCGTGGCTTCGAGCAAGAACTTCAGATTCTGGTCGGTCGCGAACGTGTAGTCGCCCGCTATGGTGTTGTCGATACGCGCCACATCCCCCAGATCGAACACGTAGGGGGCCGGTACCGATCCCTCCAAATAGGTGGACGAGATGGCAGGCAGAACCATGTGGAAGTTGGCAGTCGGGCTGTTGTCGATCTGCACGTACAACGAATCGCTGACACCGTAGCGAAAGAAATACGGACCAGCGGACGAGGCCGTGACCGATCCGACAGTTGCGACCGGGTGGTTGGCATCGGCATACGCGTAGATCGTCCCCGATACTTCGTCGTACTGTTCGGGTGGAGGAGAGAACGACTCCATCAATCCCAACAAACCCTTGGTGGACAACACGCTCAACGTGGCGTCGTACAAGAGCGCTTGTTGCTGCTCCACCGACATGCCCGACATATCGGTGTGCTGTGACAACAACAAAGCGTTGGCCCGACTAACAACGTTCTGCACCAACACGGTCGGTAGATTGAGCGACTGGTAGTTGGAAACGGCTGCAGCGAAGTTCCTGCTGCCGTGCCAAACGGTTGAGAACGCCCCGGGAAGGGCGGCCACTTGATTGGGCAACGAGGCCACAACCTGCCGCTTGGATGGAACGACGTCACCTCCCACCACGATGGCGGGTTTCACTACCGACAGGAAACTGGACGCGTTGGCTATGAACCGTTGATAGGACGGTATTGATTGAAGACCGCTGTACCGCCCATTCGACACCACACCATCCAACTCGATCAGCGCCGACGACATGTTGGCCATCGGAGCTATTGCTTGCGCGTCGTCTACCTGTCGGTTGACCGACCCCACTGCCGAGATCAGCGCAACAACACCAGCCTGGTAGGACGTCATACTGGTGATGAGCATGCGGGCCGACAGTTCGGCCACGTGCAGCATGGCCTCCGGAAACATCACAAACGTGGCGGCGGCCGTCTCCTGTACGTCATTGAACGTGGTGGCGATCTGCCGGCCGCCCGTTTGTTGATCTACTGGATATCGGATGTTTGCGTTGAGCAGTTGTCCGACCGCCGCCGTGATGTCGTCCTGTGTGTAGCCCATGGGCCCTACCAATCCAGATCTTTGCCATCATCGAACAACGTACCGACCGATTTGATCTCTTGGATGAACTTGGCGGCGTCGGCCGCACACGACATCCTGAATTCCAAATCGTCGTGGCCGTGTTCGGCGGTGGATCCGCCTTTAGATCGGCGCATCGGTAGCTTGCCCAACGTTTTGATTTTGGTGGATGTCAGATGCAGGATGCCCAACCGGATGGTGTCGGGGTCCAGGCCCAATGCCTCACAGATGCCAATGAACGACGACAGTGTGCAGCCGTCCGTTTTGACGCGCACAGCCCAATTGGGGTGGTCCTGATCCTCCACAAACAGCCAGTTGTAGGCATCTTGTGCGAGCAACCGTTTGGGCATCCGTTGGCTGTTCTTATACAACACCCAATCGAACGCAGCCCTTCGGATCACCTCAATCCACAGGGTTCTGACCCCCAACACATAGTACTGGAAGTAGTCGAAGTCGAATTCTGCATCTCGGTCGGCAGGCTCCGCCACTTCCACACCTTTCTCTTCGATTGGTTCGTCCACCAGTTTCAGAGCAGTGGAGGTTCTCATGCAGCTTCTACAATGGCCTTCCAGTTCCGTTGGTCGAAGATGTCGTTCAACGATTGTAGCACGGCCGTCAGCGATTCAACTTTTCCTGGATCGGCACCCGCCACACACGGAACCGCATCCAAGCACTCCAACAGGTCGACCAGTTCGGCTGTGTCTCCGCCTATCGCGGCATTGACCGCGCATTCAAGCGCACGAAGCGCCATGTAGCCGTATAGCGGCTGCATTCCTTCACCTTCCGACTGCTTGTTCTTTTTCTTACCTTTTCGGTCATCCAGCTGGTTGATTGCCGGTGGTTGTTTTTCTCTAGCGTCGCTCCATGCGACGAACAACTTGCGCGCACGTTCCACTTCATCGTGCAGGGTGAAGCGCAGCACCATAAGCTTGTCCTTCCCCTTTCCCGAGAATATCCACGTGTGCAGCCTCTTGAATGCTTGATGGCCAACCACGTACTGCTCGGGCACGTGTTCCATCGCCAGATTGATCCCCATGGTGATGGCGGCCATTGGGATGCGCATCAACAAACCATCTGCGAACAGTTCTTTGTGGTTCATGTTCCTCTACGAAACCGTTACGGTTATTGGTTGCCCCCCAATTGTAGTGTTGGGAATGCGGATGATTGAATTGTCGTAGCGAACGCCTTGAAGCTGCGCGACACCTGAGCTCATGCCCCTTAGAATCAACTGGTCGGGCTGAACCGTACAGGCGAAGACGGTAGGGTCACTGGAACTCCAACGAACGTCTCGTCTGGCCGTACCGCACAACTGAAGACCAGAACTTGACCACACGACCGGCACGATGATCTGTTCCTCACCAATCGCCAACCTACCGTTCCAAGCAGGCATGTCCGCGTGATCCACGACCGGGAACAGTAGATCCGGTAGATTGACGTTCAGCCGGTCGGGCACGTAGATGGTTCTGTTTTGATCTTCCATCCCCTCGATCAGCACGTCGTACTTGGCACAACGGATCAGACCGATCGCCAAATAGCCATCCTCGTCGGAGCGGGCGAGCGTCCGTTCTTTCAAAACGGCCGACCCGTCGATGATCAACGGGTCGAACGTTGGGATGAAATGAAGGGTGCAGCCCGCAAACGGACTGTTTGTTCCGTCTCTGAAGTACCCGTAGGCCACACAAATACGGGGATCTTGGGATACGGGTGGTGCGATCGTGCAACCGTACACGTTGAACTGGTTGGCAGCCGCGCCCACCACGTCGATGCTGACCGGGCTGCTGAACGCAACCGCTTGCTTGTAGCAACGCACCTGGTAGGGGGACAGCTCGGTGGGCAGGAGAAAGTGCGCGACACCCAAACTATCGGTAGACGCTTGCGTGTAGATCAACCGGCCGGTTCGATCCAGTAGGCGGACCAACACGCCAGTCAGTGGGGCGTTGCCAGCACTTTGATTCAGCAGATAGATGTCGACCGGTAGATACGGCATGTCAGTTCCTCGGCACCAAAGCGATTGCATCGCCAGCTTGGGGAATGTGGGTCATACGGACGCGGGACCAACTGCCCTGTGAGTAACAACGAAGAGACATCCGCATCCTCCTGGACATCAATCCTTGTTGCTCTTGCAGGTAATGCTGGATCTTCCGACCACGACAGTACGGAACTACGACCTGCTGCCACACCGTTTCGGCAGCTGGATCGCGTGCGTCGTGCCACATGATCGTGATGGTATCGTTCAAAGGCTTCGCCGCTCCCCCACCAAAATGTTGGGCACCTGAACTTTGTATGCGTCGTTGTCCAGACTGATGTCGGGGTCCAATAGGTCGAAAGACTGACCATCCGATGGAACCAATATCTCACGCGCCAAATTGGTACCGGAGATCGACATGGTCAGGCGGGCACCGCGAACCAGTAGGGTGGCGGCCCTGCCCATCCGATCGGTCCTGATGTTGACGGTGGCGGGCATCTCTCCGGACCAACCATCTGGCGGAAAGATCCGCTGGGACGCGTACAAACTGACCAACACGTTCTCGACGGGTCGACCAGTCAGATCAAACAACTGGATGTGCCCTTCAATCAGATGCTGCGCACCAAGGCCACCACGCGGTGCTCCAGGAACTGGGGTGTAGCTGAGACCGGAAGCGGCAACGTTGGTGTTGAACAACCTAACCTTGTAGAAGTCGGTCTCCAGCCCCCACGGGTCTGTGAACATGTAGAGGGGTTGTTCTAAAATCAACCGCCCCCAAGCATCAAGCCCGTGAGCCACGCTTCCTGGGGTCAACCCCAGCAACGCGGCAGCGTCTCCATTGACCTGCA